AATTGGGTGATGAAATATGCGGAATGGTTATGGCTGGGATGCCATTAGTCCGTATTTGTGAATTAGAGCATATGCCAGAACCTAGAACTGTTTATAGATGGTTTAGAGAGCATGAATTGTTTTGTCAGAACTACACAATGGCAAAAGAAGACCAAGCCGATTATTTTGTAGAGGATATTTTACAAATTGCCGACATGGCAAAGCCAGATGACGTTCAGGTGGCTAGGCTTAGAGTTGATACTAGAAAATGGGCGGCATCAAAATACAAGCCTAAAAAATACGGCGATAAAATACAAACAGACATTCAACCCCTCGGAAAAGACGGTAATCCAACAGACGCAACGGTGATGTTTATTGGCGGCACAATTCCAAATTCCGATAAAGTTTGAACCTCTTTTTATCCGCAATAAGTGGAGAAATAAGGTTTATTATGGTGGGCGTGGTGGGGCAAAGTCTCACAACCTAGCGCGTGCATTGATTGTTATGGGGATGCAATCAACGATGCGTATCGCTTGCGCTCGTGAGATACAGAAATCAATCAAAGATTCTGTGTATCAACTTATCGCGGACCTAATTAGAAACCATGATTTAGGGCATTTCTACGAGGTTCAATCTGATAAAATTATCGGAAAAAACGGTACAACATTTATATTTCTCGGTTTAAAACATAACATTACAGGCGTTAAATCCCTTGAGGGTATTGATGTTTTGTGGGTGGAAGAGGCAGAAAATGTATCTGATAATTCTTGGGAAATTGTTATTCCTACAGTTCGTAAGCCAAATTCGGAAATATGGTGCAGTTTTAACCCTAAAAACCCCACAGACCCAACGTGGCGCCGGTTTATTGAAACCACTGACGATAGAACACTGGTAGTAAAAGTTAACTACAATGACAATCCGTTCTTCCCAGAAGTATTGGAGGAAGAGCGAAAAAAGCTTCAATATAGCGATCCGGAAGCATATAAGCACGTCTGGCTTGGTGAGTTCGACACGAGACATACAGGATATATTTATGCAAATTATCTTATGGAAGCTAAAAACTCTGGCCGGATTACAAACGTGCCTTATGAGGTTGGTGTTCCGGTATTCACTGCGTGGGATTTAGGGAGTGCGAACAGCACAGCAATTTGGTTTGGACAGGTCGTTGGATACCAGCCTAGGGTTATAGATTTTTATGATAACAACAACAAAGGCCTTGAGCATTATGCCGAGATTATCCGCGCAAAAGGGTATGAGTATTCAATGCACTATTTGCCGCATGATGCCGCGCATTCCCGCTTAGGGATGGCCGGAAGTATATCAGACCAACTTAGGGGTTACGGGATTAAGAACAAAGTTCTACCAATTAATGCGGTTGAGTATGGTATAGAGAAGGCACGCAATATCATAACAAAAACATGGTTTGACCAGACAAAATGCCATGACGGCGTTCATGCCTTGAACAATTACAAGTATGAATGGGACGACAATAAACAGGCATTCAAGGATAACCCTCTGCATGATTGGTCAAGTGATGCCGCTGATGCGTTTAGATACCTTGCTTATGCGTTTGAAGATAACATGAAGGTTAGAGTGAGTGAGGTAAAGCAAGTTAATACCGGATTAAAAACCGTTAAAAAATTTGAAAAAACAAACAAGTCCTTGCGAAGATTTTAACTATGTGTGATAATAACCGCGCGGCATAATGGAGATTTAAATGGGATTTTTTTCAAAACCTAAGACGCCTGACTATGCTAAAATACAAGCTGACGCCGCAGCAAAAGAAAAAGCTGCTCTTGCAGAGCGAGAAGCACAGGCTAAGCAATCAGAGCTTGCCGCTATGAATTCTGCCGAAAGCAAGCGCAAGGCATTTTATGCCGGTATTGTAGACACCACAGAAGAAAACCAACGCAAGAAATTCTTGAAAGCCGTCTAATGGAAGCAAAGCAAATTAAAGATCGCTTTGATGTTCTGAAGCGAAATAGGGCAAACTTCGACCAGATATATCAAGTTTGTGGTGAGTTTGTATCGCAGATTAAACAAAACTTTACCTCACAACCAAGTGCTGGTGAGTTTCTTATATCAGAGTTATATGATAGCACAGCGATATTTGCCGCCCAGAATGCGGCATCGGCTTTACTTGGTATGTTATGGCCTTCCACAGCTAAACAAGCGTTAGAGATCGCCCCGCCTGACGGGGTTAATCTTGATACTGAACTTGCAAACTTCTATGAGCGTATGACCTCAATTACCTGTCGCGCTATGGATGACCCGAACGCCAATCTATCACTTGCACTTGACGAATATATGCTGGATCAGTTTATTTTTGGCACAAGCGGCGTTGGTGTTGAGCGTGGTGATGAAAGCAAGCTGCTATTTAAACCGTATGGTGTCAAAGAGCTTTATATCGATGAAGGCAAGAATGGTCGGGTAGATGCCGAATTCCTCTTGTTTGAATGGGAATGCCGCCGCGTTGTAGCTGAATATGGCCTTGACAAAGTATCCGAGAAGTTGCGCAAGTCATACAATGACGGCAAACACGATACAAAGGTTAAAATCCTGATTGCTATTGAGAAAAGGACAGAGAAGAAAGCCAAAAAGGGCGTTCTTGCTATGCCGTATCAATCAATCCATATGGAATACGACAGCGGCCATACGTTGAGAGAAAGTGGATTTGCTGAAATCCCTATCAAAGTAGGTCGTTTCCGTAAGAATAATTATGAGAAATACGGGCGTTCTCCTGCTATGCAATCGTTACCTGATATTAGGGAGCTTAATGGATTGCGTGAGGCTATTATCGTTGCCGCTGAAAAAGCCCTTGATATGCCAAAAGGGGTCCTTGATGACAGTATCCTTGGCGGGATGATAGACACAAGTGCCGGAGCAATTACCGTATTCAACGCATCACAGGCTGTAGGTACGTCTCAACCGATATTTGAGATCGGCACACCGCCTGATATGAATGTTGCGATGAATAGAATTGAGGAATTAAAGAACACAATCGCGCAACATTTCTCAATTGACCGCCTTATTGATTTTAATAATGAAACGCAAATGACATTTGGAGAGGCACAGATCCGAAACCAGATACGGAATGCGTCATTGTCTGCATTGTTCTCTCGGCAGATCGCAGAGGTGTTTACACCTTTAGTGTCTCGCTCGGTTAATATATTGTTTGAAGATGGTGAATTTGGGGTTGTTAAAGGATCTGATCAAGAGCAAGAGCGCATTGCGAGCGGTAAGGAAATAACATATATTCCCGACAGCCTTGTGCAACGTATTGATGAAGGTTTGGATATTTACGAGATTAAATATAAAACACAGGCTGCAAACGCGTCAAAAGCCGAACAATACATGGCAATTCTTGATGTTCTGGGCTTCTCAATCCAAGCCATGCAAGTTGACCCGTCTGTCCGTCACCGCATCAACCTACATGAAGGCGTTAAAGAGCTTGGTTCTATTCGCTCGTTGCCTGTTAACATCATCCGACAAGATGATGAAGTGGAGGAAATGATGCGTCAAGAGCAAGAGCAAATGGCGAACCAGCAACAGCTTGAAGGCGGTGTTCAGGCTGCCGATATTGTCCAGAAACTATCAAGCGCAAGTGAGACAGCGAGAGCATGATTAAGATAAGCGATAAGTCATTTATTGAGGCACTTAACCGAGTGGCTGCAAGTGATGACGGAAAAATCATATTGGCATGGCTTAAAAACGCGTGTCATTGGGATGCGACCATCATGTCAACTGACCCGATTATCACACAGCAATACGCGGCATTGCGTGGCGTATGGAGCAAGGTTAGGCAGTACATTAAGATTTCACACCTGAAAGAGATTGAATTCGATTATCAGATTGAAAAAACAGAAGTAAAACAAAAGGCAGGAAAAAATGACAGACCAAGTACAACAACCAATTCAAGTAAGTAATCATGACGCATCGGCGCAACCAAGCGCAAGCCCTTCTTTCGCTGTGCCGCAAGAGTATCAAAGCGCGGGGTGGACTGAAAAAGTTAAATCAGTAGATGATTTGTGGAAGATAACTGCAAATTCACAATCTCTTTTGGGTAAACGCCCAGCAGGTATTCCAACAGCGGACGCGCCACCAGAAGAGTGGGACAAATTTAATGCCGCTTTAGGGGTTCCTGAAGCTGCAGATAAGTATGAGTTATCTGGTAGTGATAAGCTCCCACCTGAAATGGATTTAACCCCGTATATTGCAGAGGCGCAAGGGTTATTTCATAAAGCAAAACTTACACCATCTCAAGCCAAGATGGTATGGGACGGCTATCTTGAGATGCAAGTCAACAATGTTGACGGCGTTAAGGCGCAATCCGCAGAGCGTGAGGCTGAACTCGATAAGCAATTTAATGACATGTCCGCTAAATTGTTTGGCGACAAATACGGGGAAGTGTCAACAAAAGCGCAAGAGTTTATTACCAAAGCGTTGCCAGAAGAGCTTCGTCCGTCATTACAAAACATATCTGATAACCCGCAGGCATTATTGGCTGTCATTAAAATGGCAGACTATGCGCGTAATGAGATTGCAACTATCAAGGCACAATATGGGCAAGAAGACAGGCTTTCGTCTGGTGGTGGTGCCGCACCCGCAGATTTGGATAGTGTCAAGAAGTCTCTACTTGATGCGCGTACAAAAGCACAGAAGGCCGCTCCGTTTTCTATCGAAAGAAAGCAGGCTGAAGCTGATATGGATAAGCTGCGACAACAACTTGCAAAGATGGTTAATGTATAAGGGGGTTGACACCCCCTTTTCTTTTATGTATTATAATTGTCGGTGGATACCAATGCGCAAAGCATTGCCCGTCTGATACAGCTTAATTGCCCAGACAACGCCCGTTCTTCTGAATGGATACCGTGTCGAATGATTAGTTTTTTCGTTCAACATACCATTACAGGAGAATCAAATGGTACAATCTATTGATAAGGCACTCATTACCGAGTTTTCGGAAATGGTGCATCACGAGGCCCAACAAGTAGTTTCCCGCCTCAAACCCTACTCTTTTATGAAGCAAATGACTGGCGATGTATTCGCTTATGACGGCTTGGGCCGTGTAGAAGCTCGTGAAGTTATCGGACGCAGCGCACCTGCAACGTTTGATGATATCACCCACAACCGCCGGAAAATTAGCCGGAAACGTTTCGTTGTCAATCTCCCTATTGACAGTTCTGACGTTCGTGGTGCTTTACTGTCCCCTGATAGTGAGTATGCAAAAGCTGCTGCCTCTGCGATGATGCGTCAATATGACCGCGTTATTTATGACGCAGCGTTTGCAAGCGTATTGACTGGGCGTGACTTTGAAACAACTGTTACCGCCGCAGTTGATGGCGTATTGACTGTTGATGCTACCGCTGGACTGACATACGAGAAGCTGTTGGAGGTCCGTCAAAACTTCATGGATAATGATGTTGGTGTGGACGCTAACGAGAACTTGTTCCTGACCATTACCGGTGATGAACATACCGATCTTATGGGCGAAACAGAGTTAACTTCTGGTGACTTCACGCGCCAATTCGTGATCGAAAAAGGAAACATCACTAACGCACTTGGTATGGCACTTGTACCATTTGCCGCGTCTGTTCCTAGCCCGATTATTCCTACAGTTTCCGCACAACGCCAACTGATTGCCGCGTCTGACCGTGCTTTCTGTGTCGGTGTTTCTAAGGAAATGTCGGTTAATATCCAAGAACGTAACGACCTGATCGAGACGACCCAAGTCCAAGTAATCATGGAGATTGGGGCTGTTCGTACTGAAGGCGCATTGGTTCAAAAAGTAACTGTAACCGCTTAATAGGAGAGAAAAAATGGCTGTTGAAGACAAATATGTAGATTCGTTGACTGTGTCTGGTAAGGCGACTAAACCCGCTTTCACTGGAACCGGAGATGAAGAGGTAACTATGGTGGCTACCCTTGAGGTGGCTGTAGCTGATGACGATGGTTCAAAATACCGCTTGTTTAAGGCTATCCCTTCCACGTACATCCCCGCAGAAATCAGTGTTATGTGTGACGCAATCACCGGTGGCACTGACTATGAGCTCGGGATTTATGAAACCAACTCTGGAGCGGTAATCAGTAAAGGCTTGTTTATGACTGGGCAAACGCTTGCCACAGCATTGACACGCGCTACTGGGCACCAGTTGGGATTGGCTGCGGTTGATATTGCTAACTGCAAGAAAACCTTAGCTGAACTTTCTGGGCAATCCCGCCCTAGCAACGTATATGACATTGTATTGACGGCTGATACTGTAGGCACTGCCGCAGGTACCGTGTCTGTTATTGCTAAGTTTATCAAAGGCTAATTAATTATCGAGGGCCAATTATATGAATATTACGTCAAAAACAGATGTTTGTAATTTGGCCCTTGATTTGCTTTCCGCTGGTGTTGTCCGTGATGTGGGCAACCCTAGCAACCCAACGGAAGAACTTCTTTCACGCTGGTATGAACAAGTACGCCGCAAGGTATTGCGTGAGCACTCATGGAATTTTGCGCTTAAACGTGCAGCATTAGCGGCCTCATCTACATCGCCCGCATTTGGTTATGATAGCCAATACCCATTACCCGCTGATTTTCTAAGGCTTTTGTATATTCAAGGGGAAAACGGTGGGCCACTTGATTATAATCTTTATCAATTAGAAGGTGGAAGCATCCTAACAAGTATCGGAACATCATCCTCTGGAACGGTTAATATTGTGTATGTTTCAGACTTTCAGACGGTATCAAGATTTGACCCTCTGTTTATACAATTATTGGCGCATGAGTTGGCCCTTGCCGTATCTTATAAGGTTACTGAAAGCAATACAAACGTTCAACGTATCGCAGAAATACGCAGAGGGTTAGCAGCCCTTGCAAAGGCTGTTGACGGGCAGGAACGTCCACCTATTCGTGTGGAGCGTTCAAGGAATAAATGGCTACGCGGAATTGGTTCGTAATAAACAAGGAAAAACATGGTCACTGTAAACGTATCATATCCAGATTTTACTAACGGAGAGGTTTCTCCACGTCTGGCCGGTCGTTATGATCTGCAAGCGTTTTATAAAGGCGGGTCTCGTGTTGAAAATTTTATCAGTGAGGTTTCAGGATCGGCCTCATACCGCAACGGTCTTATCTATGTTAATGGAACAAAAAGCAATAACAAGGCATTCTTGTACACGTTCGAGTTCTCGGATGCACTTAGTTTTGTTCTGGAATTCACGGCTGGGAAAATAAGGTTTTATCGTGATAACGGGATAATCGAAAGCGGTGGATTTCCGTATGAGGTAACAACAACATATGCGGAAGCTGATTTATTTGGGTTAAAGTTTGCGCAAAATGGGTTATCTTTGTATATTGTCCATCCAAATTACCCACCAAAAAAACTAACATATATATCCTCAACAAATTGGACGTTTGCGACCCACGCGGCTTATGAAAGCGAAGGATCTGTTATTACAATAACAGGTATTACAAAATCAAATCCTGCGGTTGTGACATATTCAGGTTCTGATAACCTATCGAATGGCCATACGATATTCATTCAAGGTGTGAATGGCATGGTAGAGTTGAATGATCGGTTGTTTACTGTTGCAAACGTTAACACATCGGCGAATACATTTGAATTATCTGGCGAAAATAGCTCCTCTTATGTGGCATATGTATCAGACGGGACTGCTACACATGTTGGCGATGCTGATTTTCTTACGGCCGGTAGTTATCCATCATGCGTAACGTTTTATGAACAACGCCTTGTGTATGCTGGGTTTAAAGATTTACCTGCAACTATTAAATTTTCGGCCACAGCATTGCCGGATAATTTCGTTATAGGAACGGATGTCGATGATGCTATCGAGTACACGGTTTCTGGGGATGGGAATAATATTATCTGGCTGCGTGGTACAGCTAAGTTTTTAGGCATTGGGACTTATGGCGATGTTTTGCAGGCAACAGGTGGTATTGATGGGGTAATAACCCCTACAAGTATATCTGTTCGCCCGTCTAATGGTTATGGTGTGGCGGATATAAACCCAGTCACAAGGGGATCGCAAGTTATTTATATGCAGCGCAATAGACTGATTATGCGCTCTTTTGAATATGACTTTCAGGCTGATAGTTATGTCCCTATCGACCGAAATACAGCGTCAGATCATATCACGGCTTCCGGTGTTACCCAATTGGCATTCCAAGAAGGACGCCCGAATATCATATGGGCCGCTAAAACGAATGGCGAATTGATTGGGATGACGATGGAGGAGCAAGAGAATATTAGCGGGTGGCATCGCCATAGCACGCAAGGGGAAATTATATCCATCACGTCAACACCACGGGATTCTAATTACCACCAGTTATGGGTATGCGTGAAGCGTGGTAACAATTATTATATTGAATATATGGCTGATCCATGCGCTTTTTCAAATCGTTCTGATTTTATCACGGTCGACATAGATAGCGACAATGAGGCGTATGCCAATGTTATATTTGAAGAACAAAAACAATACATCCATCTGGATTCCTGCCTGTCATATTATGGTGATAGTGTAGGTTTGGACGCTGGGGCCACTTTAACACCTGCCGCGCTTAGTGGTTCCAGCGTAACCTTTACCGCGTCCGCGTCCGTGTTTACGGCAGGCATGGTTGGCCGCGAATTGTGGAAGAAACATAAAACAGGATATGAGAGCGGAAGAGCTGTTATTACTGGGTATACAAGCGGAACTGTAGTTACTTGCGAGATTATAGAGGATTTTGACAGCACAAGCGTGATGGCGGCTGGCGATTGGTATTTAACTGCTGGCGCATTATCAGGTATTGACCACTTGGAAGGTTATGAAGTTTCTATCGTGTCCGATGGTGGACAGCATCCACAAAGGACAGTTTCTGGGGGGGCAATTACGCTAGATAGGCAAGCGAGCGTTGTTCATGTAGGGTTATCTTACACAGGCTACTTAGCCACTAATGACCTTGAGGGTGGCTCTATGAACGGAACAAGCCAGACTAAGAAAAAATCAGTCGTAGCAATCGGGGTTAGATTGCTAAATTCTCTTTATTGCAAGGTCGGGACAAGCTATTATACATTAGATCAAATCGAAATGCGTACAGCGTCAATGCATATGGATAGGCCTCCGCTTATATTTAATGGGGACGTAAAGAAAGTGTATGCAAACGAGATAAACGATCCCATGGATGGTGGGTGGTCAAGGCAGAAAAAAGTTATTATATGCCAAGATCAACCTTATCCATGTAATGTTCAGTTAATTGTTCCTTATATGGATGTGTCATGACGGTAAAATTAGTACCATTTAAAAAAGAACACTTAGATTGTATGGATATGAGAGCGCATGAGGCCTCTATTATCCGGTCGGATTTGATTGAAGGGCTAGAGCAAGGCGCATGTGTTACTGGTATATATGACGGAAAAATTATTACTTGCGGCGGTATTATCCCAACATCATTCGGAAACGCTGATATTTGGCAAATCCCAAGCGTGTATGTAAAAGATGTTAAAATCGTGTATTGTAAGTATATCCGAAACTGGATTGATAAAACGGTTAATGAATTGGCATTAAGAAGGTTAGAAACGTTGTGTCTTGATGATGAACTTCATACAAGATGGATGTCGTTCTTAGGGTTCCAACGTGAAGGAATAAAGCGGCAATGGGTTGAAGGTCAAGATTATGCTTTATGGGCTAGATTGTATGAGGTGAAGTGATGGGAATTGAGAGCGCACTTGTTGCAATGGGCGTATCTGCGACAACAGCGGCAGCGACAGCAACAACTGTATCTGCGCTAGGCACTGGACTAAGTTTATTCTCTGGTGTCCAGTCATTCATGGCGGGGCAACAACAATCTAAACTTGCTATAGAACAATCAAAAGCACAAGTCGCTGAACAATCGCGCCTTGCTGTCAGAGAGGCCGCGGCCGAAACACAAGCCGCAGAAGGCGTACGGCGTAAACAAAAGCTTGCATATTTAGCAAGTGGCGTTTCATTGTCCGGATCACCATTAATGGTAATGGAAGAAACCCGCCGCAAAGGTGCGTCAAATGCGCAGGAAATTATGTCGTCTGCGGATGCGTCTAATAAAGCGACAATCTCTGAGGGATCTTCTATGGCTAAACAATTATACACTTCAGGACGAAATGAATTTTTAAAAGGCGTTACAGGCGCATTAACTAAATACGCATAGGTGTTAAATGCAGATCCCACAATATACGCGAGAAGTCATTAAAGAACGTAGAGTAGCTAATACTGTGAACCCACAAGCCATACAACAAGCTGGGGTCGCGGCTGATTTGGGGGCTGTTATTGCTAACAAAATGCAGGAGACGGCAGAGACAACATGGCTAAATGAAACATTGGTGGCAAAACAAAAACAAGCCACTGATATGATGTACTCTGAACGCTTAAACTACACTGATAACCCGCAGGGTTATTCTGGGTTATTCAATAAAAAACTAGAAGAACTGGATGTAAATCTTATTAAGACGGCCCCTACAGAGCGAGCAAGAGAGGCGTATAAGAAATCTGTACTAGAACAGAACGCTGGAATATATCAAAAAAATAAAGATTGGGAATTCGGGGCAACTGTTGATAGGTTTAAGCGTGGGGCAGAGCAATCAAATCAAAATACAATTGATATGGCTAGGTTGCAGGGTAAAAACGGAGATGAATTTGACCCTGATAATTATAACCAGATTGATGCTACAGTTTTATCAGGGGCAAACGTTTTGCCTCAAAGCCAGTTAGATGATTATGCGCGCGCCGCAAAACAGAAAGCCGACCAAGCTT